ATGAAAGTTTTCTATTTTATTTATTTTTTTAATAATATAAAAGTCATCATTCATTAAGATAAACGATTCTGATATTTCTTGTGAAAAACAGATTGTTTCTAAATTCTTTACAGCATTTTTATATTTTGATTCTTTTTGTTCTACTTTTATATAGTTTCCTGTATACCAGTCAGGCTTACCACCAACGAGCCATATATTTGCTTCTGGAAAACTTTCAACGACAGATCTAATTGAATACTTTAGTTCTTCGTTTACTCCGTCTTTACATATATATACGAAATCCATCAATCCCCATTATAAAAAAATAAAGAGGGCAAGTTTTAAGTTTGCCCCCTTTATGAAATAAACTACTTTTTCTTAGCAGCCTTCTTTTTTGGTGCACTTTTAACAGGCACAATCTTACCAAGAGCATCTGAAATAATACCAGTATCTGGTAATACGCCAAACGCTTTGTCATTAGGATTGAGCGCTCTCAATGCAACGGGCGCTAAAGCAGCAACTAGTGCAGCCCATAGATCCTTTGGATCTGTTACGCCAGCCATGTAAAGTGCAATTACTGAACCAAGGACAGATCGTCCGTATGATGCCAGCATTGCCTTTGACTTATCGTTTAATAAGTTATTCATTATTCCTCCTAGGATATAATTTGTGTTAGTGTTTTATAACCAATCCATAGACCAATAATTCCTGCGACTCCCGCAAAAACTGGTGGTGCTGGTACTGGCAATTTGAATGCTGCGAACACGACACCGCATCCAAAACCTGTGATAATTGATAACAGAACGTCTCTCATGTTATTTTTTTTCTTGACCCATCTCTGGTAAAAGCGCTAAAAGTTTATCAGAATAGTTATCCAAACCTTTTACTTTTAACTCATCTGAAACCTCTTTAATGGTTTGCTGTGACTTTTCAATATACTCAAAGGCCCAATCTCTTGAGTCAGAGAGAAATTTTATAAAGTTTTCTTTATGTATCGTGTCATCAGACATATTGATGCCATTGTTAATTTGAGAGTTTAATTCTTCAAGTGCCCTGGTTTTTATAAAAAGTTCAGCCAATAATAGGTTAGACTTTTTTAGTTTATCAAAGGTAGCCCAGTAAGATAGTCCAAAGGAAAAAGACAGGGTAGCAAAAAATATCAAAAGCATCATTTCCATAATAACTATTGTACTCTATCTCTAACGGCATGAGTTGCCCAATAGTATAAACATTTATCACAACATGGCTTGTTGTATTCACTCTGAGTATCTTTATAAAACTCTGCATAATAAATATAATCTTTACGATAAAGGTTGGCTCTATGGGTAATATTGACACGATTTACATGAGATGCCTTACTCCAGACTGGCTTATCAGTACCCCACAGATGCCCAAAAACGGCCTTCAGAGCCTCTATGTTGGCCTCATTCTTGTCTGTCTTAATACCTCTAAGGCTAGCCTCTTTAATCATGGCTCTTGTATACGTGAGTAATGATTTTTCAGCATTTTTCCACATAAGTACCGCAGGGTGATTGCGCCAAGCACCTGAAGGAGATTGACCAGATAAAACTTTGAGTATCTGATAAGACTCTAGTATCTGTTTATTTAAACGTTTATTATCAAGAGTCTCAGCACATTGATCAAAATCTTTGTATGGTAAAAAGGTTTGCATTAATCATCTTCTTCAATGTCAAATAAATCTAAATCTGATAACTCACTAAGCCTTGAAGCAAAAAACAAATTAATTGCAATAAAAATAGATATTGCTGATAAAATTAATATAATTATTTTCTTTTTCATTTTGCTATTGTTGCTCCACATCTTATACAACCTGCATAGTTTTTACCAGTAAATGGACATGATCCAGCATCAATAAGGTTATGAGATTTAAGTTTACAAACAAAAAACAATGCAATCTGTTTTATCATTTTATTGCCTCTCTAGTTACTAAAACTATAGCACCACATTCTTCCAAAGCCTTTTTTAATTTTACTACATACTGTAACGCTGATATTTTATCATCATGGCCCATATGCAAAAACTTTCTTTCATCTAATTTTACTGTAAGGAAGTGCTCATTGTCAATAATCTCCACACCAAAACCTTTAGGTGGTGTAATTGAGTGTACAGCCTTACGCATAGTATCTGTATACATTTTTACTCCATTGTTAAAGATTGCCAGGTATAGGACCAGTCTTGTTTAGTTTTATGTTTATTGAACTCTCTTGAAACTTCTCCGCCTTCTAGATATACACCGCCCCAAACACCCCACTCTTTTCCAGATATGCCGTTTGCAAAGCATATTTTTTTTACTGGACATTGCTTACAAAGTGCGTCAACATCTCTTCTAGATCCTTCGTGATCTTCATATTTATCAAAAAATACATTGTTTTCCATTCCCAAACATAAGGCTTCGTCTTTCCATAAATGCTGTTTCAAGATTAATCCTTATACTTATTTGGTATATCCCAACCATTACGACCAGGTTTATATATTCTATGCAAATACCATTTATCTTTTACTCTAATACCCATAGGTGATGTTTTTGCAGTATCTGATTCTTTTAAATCAACTACATCCCAGCCACGCCACAATAGATTGTTATTTTTATTTATAATTTTTTCCATTGTATTTAAACTTCTAATAATCATTTTATTCTCCTAATACCTAAAAAGACCAACATCAACATTGTTTGCTTCTGCAACTAGAACCAATTTTGATTTTGATTCTTTTGGACGACTTAAAAAAGCAAAATAATTAACTTGATTTATATTTTCACTTAACCATATTGGTGCAGCATTATAAAACTTAATTTTTTTGCCTCTTGCCTTCATGCCTCGTTCAGATAAATTAGAAAACTCTGAAACAAAGTGATTTATTCTTGATGGACCAGCAGAGTAAATAATAAAATCATTATCTCCATCTTTCATGCCAGATAATGCAACACTCATAGCACGAAGGAATACGTTATAGTCGTTAAATTCCTTTGTTCCCTGTACCGCTACTATCATTTGGTCCTACCCCTTGTTTTAAGTCATCAAGTATTGATAACATCTTATCTAATTCTTTTGTTGGCATATTTTCAATATCTAATGGCTTTATTGTTTCTTCATCTACTCTGCCATTTATAGCATTTGCAGTATAAAAAACATTATTCAATATCCAGTATGCACTTCCTTCTGCTATTACGACCCTTAACATATTTTTTTGAATATGTTTTTGAGATTGCGTTATAACTTTAGGCTTATCAAACCTTTGTTTTGGAACAACATCTTTAACCATTTCATAAATAGAACTCTGTCTATATTTATTTTTGCTTAAAAATATCATTCTTCTTTTGTTTGATATTTTAATTATAGACCAATAAGACAACAATGTCAAGCCTATAACTAATAAATATTCCATGCTATTTAGTTTTTTTGACTGGTTCTTGGCTTAAACTTAAAATCATAGAGTTAAGTTTATTAACCTCAAGTTGTAGTTTTAATGACTCTAATTCTACGTCAGATAGTTTTTGCTTATAAAATCCTACTAATTGAATTAGTTCATTTTTTTCTAAATTTTCCATTACCCCCTACTTTCTTAGATCAAAGGCAGTTCCCTGCCAAACCTTTTCTAATTTTTTCTTTTCTCTTTGTGTAATTGCACGGCTCCATGAAAAACCTGCATCGCCACCCCAAGCATCCCACATAATTCTTCCATTAGATGGAAACTCTGGACCATCATAAAAACCTTTACCTTTTTTATCTACTTCATGACGTGAGAAAAAAGAAAACATTCTTTTAACAGTACTAAGAGACATTGCTGATCCATTTACAATATCTGTTGCACGACCCCAGCCTACTGGAGTTCCTGCTCCTTTAGCCTTGCCATCTGCTTTCCATTTTAAAGCACGACGAGCAGCAGCCTTCATACCAGATGTAGGAGTGTATGTATCAGCCATTTTGCTTTACCTTGTTTTTTTCATAAGCCTTACCCCAAAAAAATGAACCAATCATTAATAAGCCTATTGCTAATGAATGCAAGAAATAAAATGTACTCATTTTGATTTCTTTTTTTCTTGTTTAATAGCACGTTTTTCTTTAAGAGTCATCTTTGGCTCTTTCTTTTTATTAGTATTTCCCTTTTGTTCTTTATTTGCCATTGCTAGCCCCCTTTTTTATTTTTGGATACGGACCAAGATCCGCCTTAACACTACCGTCTTTTCTTAAACGAACGATTCTTCCATTTTTTATTTGCAATGGATTAAATGCATGGTTTTTAAAAAAAGATCCTGAAGATTTTTTAGACATTATTTTTCCAATGTCAAAGGATCAAATGCTCCACCCCAAATGCTTTTGGTTGTAGATTTTGATTCTGACTTATATGTACCGCCACGACGCTTATACTCTTGAACTACCCAAGAATTTGCAACGGCAGATGGATAAACATCAAATTTATCTTTTGCTGCTTGTACAACTGTTGCATAAAGTTTTGGATTAGATGGCTCACTACCACCACTTCTTGGTTTAATAAAATCTTCATACTTTGGTTTTGCTTTTCCCATGTTGTCATCCATTTCATTTAATTTACCAACAGGAACGCAATTAGGAACCATGCGTCCACCCTTGTCCTTCATACCACGTTGTTCATACCCAACCCAACATGCTTTTGCTACGTTATCCCACTTGTCCATCTCTTCATCATCTGAATGATAAGATTTTCCAATTTGAACTTGATACATATTTTCTAAATCTGATTGTTGCGGTGTCGCTGGAATTTCAGAATTACTTGATCCCATTTCCATTACCATATCAACAGATACAGATAGTGATTCAATTTTTACAACTTCTGACATACGATGATAAACAACGTAAGGCTTTTCTTCCCATGCGCCGTCTTCTTCTTCATACATGCGAACAATAACTGGCTTATCATTTTCAAGATATTCCATTGAATATTCAGAACCAGGCAAACCAAGAAGTCCAGGGTTTGTCATAACATATTCAACACGACCAACATTAATTTCATCATCTTCGTTAATGAACATAACAAAGTCACCTTCTGTGACCATTGATTTTCTTACTGATGTAATTGACTTACGAGCAATACTTGCAAAAATTGCACGAGCCTGTGCTGCTGCTCTAGCCCTAGTTGGATGACATCCATGAACTGTTCCGTCTACGCTTACTGTTGGATAGCCTTTGCATCCATAACTACCTTTTTTCCCAGGACGATAACCGCCTGCTGGTTTTCCTTTTCCGCCTGCTGGCATGTTAAACCTCCTAGTTTGTATATTGATTATATCAGAGTTATTTTTTACGAGTTAGGCGTTTAAGTTCTTCTATAGCCCAAACATCCTGTTTGCGTAGTTTTGACATTTCTACAGGATCAAAAGACTTATTTGTAATTGTTACGATTGGCTCTTTTGCCAAAAAGTCTATGTCTACATAACCTCTTTCCCATAAAGAAAGTATTTCAGCATTAGTTCTATTAAGATGGTCATGATAAAGTTCTGGCATCACCTGTTCAATTTTTGGAGTAAATGAATATAACAATTCTCCATTTTCAGCATCAACTCCAGCAACCTCCATTGCTCCTTCAAGAATTAACTTTTCAATTATTTCATTCTCGTCTGAATTCATATTTTTCCCATCTGGATTAAATATTCTCTTGAATAGTTTTTTCATGATTAATAAAGTCCTCTAACTCTTCCCTTGTTTTTGCCCCAGTTATGCGATTAAGTTCTTTACCATCTTCTAATAAAATAAATGTAGGAATTGATTTAACCTGAAACTGTTTAACCAAAAGTTGTTCATAATCAGCATCTATTCTTTGAAACTGAAAACCTTCTTTTTTCATATCTTCAACAATAGGTTTTACCTTTTTACAGGGTTGACACCAGTCTGCTGTAAAATAAAAAACGTTTTTCATTTACCAGACTTTGATCTAGCCTTTTTTAATAATTCAAAATCTTTAATTTTAGTTTCTCCAAGATAGCCCCACGCATAACCATCATTAATCATTTTATTATTAATTGATTCTGAATCCCCATTAATGTATAACCAACCAAGAATACGACCATACTTTTCAGATGAATTCATTTTTTCTGTGCGAATGACAACAGATTTTGCATCTTTAAGTTGTTTCTTTAAATATTCTTTAGATTCAAGACCAAGAACTTTTTCTATTTTATCTGTTGTACGAGACTCTGGAGTATCAATGCCAGCAAGACGAACACGAGATGCAAATAAAATATCAAAACCTAAATCAATAATTACGTCAATGGTATCTCCATCAACAACATTTTTTACTTCTTTAACAAAATACTCATACATCATACGCCTCCTATTGGCTTATTTTTAATAAGTTTTTCACGCTCATCAAGAATTTCTACTAAAAAAGCCATCATTTTATTATGTGATTCAGGATTATTCATTATGTTTTCGTAATGATGATTACAGAATGTTAATTCTCCTGATAGACCTTTAACTCTAACTAAGGCTTGTGCTTGACATTTGTCACAACGATCATTGGCATTTAGTATGTATTGTTTTGAAACTACGCTTGGATGTTCTTGAACAATGTTAGTCATAGTATTATTATACATCTACTTTCTGTTGTCGGTTGAATAAAATCCGCTACCGTTAAAAATTGCAGCGGGAGCACTCCATAATTTTTGCATAGATTCATTACAGCATACTGGATCTCTGTCATCACCGATTGATTTTTCAAATTCAATTTGTGAAGAACAAATAGAGCATTTGTAGTCGTATCTAGGCATAAACTCTCCTTAAGTTCTACTACAAGTATATCAAAGAATGGGCAGTTTTACAACATACCCAGGTTGCTTTTTTATTTTATTTTAATTACTTTAGGTTTTTTGTCTTCAGGAATGACACGAACAATGTTAATTGTTAGCATCCCGTCCTTTAGTTCTGCACTAGATACTTCCATATATTCACCAAGAGCAAATGATCGGACAAATTTACGACCAGCAATTCCCTTGTGAACAACTTCAGCATCTGTAATCTCTACAATTTCACCTTTAATTACAAGTGTTCCATTGTCTATTGAAACATCAATATCTTCTTTTGTAAATCCTGCAAGAGCAATAGATAAACGATATGTATCTTCATCTAGTTTTAGAAGATCATATGGAGGATATGATTGTGAATTTATTTTATGTGCTGTGTTTAAACGGCCTAACTCTCTGTTAAAGCCAATAAAAAAAGGATCATTGAATAGATCCATTGCAAACTGTGTTACCATTTTATTCCCCTTTCAAGCGAATAAGTTAATGTACCCCCCTTATGGGCAGGTACATAACTATTATATCAGAATTTGTAGCCCTACAGAGAATTGAACTCTGCTCACCAAGATGAAAGCCTGGTATCCTGACCACTAGAAGATAGGGCCTTGGAGCGAAAGACGAGATTTGAACTCGCAACATCTACCTTGGCAAGGTAGTACTCTACCATTGAGTTACTTTCGCAACACTTATATTATTTAACCCAAGATCCAAGCAAAGAGATTAGTGTTTGAATTTTAGAGTTTAACAATAGCAGGTTAGAGTTTGTAACAGAATATTGAATTTCTTGAGACGTTTTTCTCTCATCAAAAGATATTGACTCTGTTGTATTTTGTGTATCTGTAGATTTTGTAGTTTCTATTCCATCATTATTTATTAAAATTGTTTTTGTTTGATCTTGAGTTACAGAAATAGTTGCTTTTGTATTATTAGACCAATTTTTAATAAATTTATTTTGAATAAATAAATTACTTTCAACATCATTTTCATCTATTATGGTATCTTGATACTTAAAAGAAAAAGAAGCAATATCTCCGTCTAAAATAACAGAAGAAGTTGTTGTTGAAACATTTACTTCTTTTGTTTTTTCATCATTATTTATTTCTGTATTTGATATAACTTCTATATTTTCTTTATTTTCAATGGCTTTTGATCCTGGATTATATTGTACTGTAAATGTTTCAGTATTTTCATTATATGTTGTAGTGCCTGGACCTTGCCAGTAGCCACCACGATTTTCACCTGTTACAGGATTGGCTGCTACTTGTAATACTGCTTTTTGTCCAGCCCACTCTCCGCCTGCACATGCACTACCACAGACAATAATGTTTGTAACATTTCCATTTGCATCAACCAATGCATAAGTTGGATCGGCACTAGCAGACGAAGCGTTTGATGCTAATAGGATTGTTGCAAGTAATCCCAAGATGCTTATATTTTTTTTCATTTTACCCCTTTTATTTTTTATGTTTTTTACTACTATATAAATTATACTCTTAAATGCTGACTACGTCAATTGGACCCATGCAGGTAGGGCTAAACTTTATTGCTGCACTAATTGCCCCAACAACACGATTACGAGGATTTTTAGATTTTTCTGTAGCAGACAAGTATCCATAAGCGTACTCTGCTCCTGAACCCATGGCTAAATAATCTAAATTGTATTTTGACAAGGACATATCAATGGCATTGTGTTCGTATATTTGACCTTTAATGCAAATAATAAGACCCAAATCTCCTTCTTTAGTTGTATCTACCCACCAATCATCGTAAAAACTTCTAAGTTGTTTAATAAACTTAGTTTGCATAAATTTATCTAAATCTTTTATGTCTGGAACATATGGATTAAAATTATAACGAATACGCTCACCATCTAAAGAGCCAGCATATCCAATTAAATATGGGCCAAGTTTCCAAACCTTTGGAGATGTTAATGGAAGAATTGTATTGTCATCTGAGGCGCCACGATCACCTGCCATATATATTTTATTAGTTAATTGATCACGCACAACAGCAAGTACAGTCATTTATTTTCCTTTCGGTAATTGATGATTTTTAAATTTATTGTTTCTAATATCTATACCTCTGTAATATCTTGCATCTGTTTTTTCATTATACTTATTTTGTTTGTCTCTAGAGTTTGCTTGTTCTTTTGCAATTTGTCTTTGCTCTTCTATATCATCTTTATTTAAAACATCATATGCATTAACAAGGTTAAATGAGTCACAATAATGTCTTGGTATTGGAATTATTCCCATTAAAGGATAATCTTTTTCTATTTTTATCAAAGTGTTTGGTAAATCAATTTTAAAATTTAATGTAAAAGTAAATGACAAATTATCTGTTTCTACTACACCGCTCATTGGGCTAATACCAGGCAATGGATAGTTTGGTGGAGCAATTGTCATTAGGTTTACATCTGAAGGAGTTTTTAATATTAATGGAAAATGCATTGTAAATATTCCATGTCCAAATTCTGATGAAACACTTACATGATTCATTTTTTCAATATTCTTTATTCCAGAATCATTGTACGTTTTAAAGGATATACTTTCTGTTTTATTTTCTCCATTCCAAAATATTTCAAAACTAAAGGGAGAACTAAAAACAATGCCTTGCATATTTGCTATAGAGAGAGGCAAGCATTTATAAAAATGTGGGGTAAACCAATCTCTCTTATGATTTTTATTTAATGGTTTAAAAAAACTAGAGATATCCATATCAAATGGTAAAAGTGATTCATCTGGAATAATGGGGATACAGGCAATCGTTTTTTCTGGAACGACTAACAAAATGTATTTCCTCCCACTAAACTCTATATTAAGTATATCAAAAACTTTTTGTATGTCAAATATACTATTTAATATTTTGACCACATGTTGAGCATGTTTTTACTTTACTTGAAGATTTTTTTACTGTATTTGTAGGAGCAGAACCAAACTTAGGTCTACCAAACCCTACAATTGAAACCATAATTCCTTTTTTATTTTTCTTAAAGGCACGAAGTTTTTTACAAACCTCTCCACCATTACGTTGGCTACCCTTTGGATCTCCTGAAGTATTTCCTTCAACACACCAGACTGTTCCATCTCCATTGTCTGCTACTACTATTGCTACGTGGCTAATTCTATCTACCCCGTCAGATGGGAAATCAAAGTATGCAATGTCTCCTGGCTCTGGATCTGCTAAATCACCATCAATCCATGAGTTTGCTTTTTTAAATGCTTGTGCTCCACCAGGAGTGTAAACGGTATTTGGAATTTTTACCCCAGCCTCATTGCCACACCAGTTAACGAATGATCCACACCATGGTTGAAAATCTGCTTTAGTAAATTTACCATACTTGGTTTCGTTATCTTTAGGACCTTCAACAGTTCCTACTTCTGCAGTAGCAACTTCAATAAGACGTGCTGCTGTACCTTGTTCCGCCATTATTTATCCCAGTTTGCATCAACAGGTTGTTCCTCTGGCATTGCGCCATCAGGCTTGTTTAGTCTCCGTGCTTTTGCTTCATCAATTTCTGATTCAAGTTTTTTATCTGCTAATGTATTTTTAGAATCCATTTCTTTGTTAGACAACTGTGCATCCATAATATCTTTTGCACCAGATTGACCAATTAAAATACCTGCAAGTGTTCCAGTAATAAATGTTGCTACGCTACCAAGAACATTGAAAAACATTTTGTCGTTTTCGGATTGACCGTTTAGTGGTTGCTCAACAAAAACGAGGGCATATAAAATACCCATTGTTGTAAAGAATAAAATTGCTCCTAAAGTAAGACCTAAAACAAACTTTAATAAACCATCTAGTTCTGCTTGCGTCCTTCTTTTACTCATTGTTATTTTCCTTTACTAAATCTTTTGTGCATGTACCGTTTGCTTCACAGATTGGCGGATTGCATGCTGCTTCTTTCCAGTTTGCTGGGTCTTGACAGGAATACCTGTAACGACTTGAACAAGCAGAAAGGCTTATTACAAGTATACCGCAAAGTAGGGCTGACGTCAATCTTTTCATACTAATATTATACTATACATTAAAGAATGAGTTATAGTATTATTAGATAAGATTATTAGTCTTCTTTACGAATTCCTATGGTTGCAAACCATATGGCTACTGATGCTAGGGTTACATACCCAACCACCGTCTTTGCGCTTCCCTCTAAAACCACCCATGCTACAAAGAAGCCAAGGAATGTAAAGTTTTCGTTTAGGGCTGCCATACCCCATTCTTTGAACTTTTTCATTTTATCTCCTTCTTCTAGGTGCAGTAGCAACAATTAATTGACCAGCAATTATCGTTACAACCACAATATCTTCTGCTTTTTCACGCTCTGGAATAGACATGTCAGCACCCATGCTAAGCAAGGCTTTACCTAACTCACATTTTTGCTCTTCTGTCAAACCTTCAATCGCCTCATCTGGATTAAAACAAGTAGCAACTGCTCCCAATAATGCTGCTGGACTTTCTAATACAAGCAGTGCAGATGCTACCTCTGCTTGAATAACTACGGGGTTACCGTTTGCGTCTTCTCTTACCTCTACTGGAATTGTAGGAGGAAGATCACGATATTCAAGTCCCGCCGATTCTATGTTTGCAGCAGTTACTGGTTCTCCCTCTGCTGATGACACCAACACATCTGCAACTAAATCTTTTTCTGCCAAAGTAAACTTGCCGTCTTCAGATAAGGCTTCAGATAAATTAACAACTTCTGCAGTTGTTATCTCTCCATCCGCAGAAAGCATTTCTGTAATAAATGCTGCTTCTGTTTCTGTTAATCCGCCCTCTGATAAAGATTCAGATACTTCAGCAGCAATCTCTGCAGACACTACTCCACCTTCAGCACTTGCGTCTAATACTGCAGAAATTTCAGATGCACCTAAACTACTATCGC